CACCTCGCCCGGCAGATCCGGGAGCGGCACCGGGCCCGGGCGGCGGCGTCCATCCTTCGGGCCGCGGCCAAGCAGATCGAGGAGGCCCCGGACCGACTCGATGACGCGGTGGCCGACGCCAACGACTACCTGTCCAGCCCGGACATGGCGGCGCCGAACCGCTACCGATCGGCGGCGAGCACCGCCTGCGACCTGGTCGACACCCCGATGGCCCCACCGGCCGGGATCCTCGGGGCGGGCGTGATCACGGCGACGGAGTACAGCGTCCTGTACGGCCGGCCGGGACTGGGCAAGTCCTACCTCATCCTCCAACTCGCCATTGCCATCGCCGAAGGCCAGCCGTTCTTCGGGGAGCCGACGACCAAGTGCCGCGTCGGGGTGATATCTCTGGAGCTGGCGACTTACTACCTCCGGGAGCGGATCATGGCTATCTGCGGGGAGCGCAAGCCGCCGGCCGATGTCGTGGTGATCCCGTGCGACCGGCTGCGTACGCTGCTCGACCTGGCCTCTCCGCGCGAGCAGGAGGAGCTTGCGGCATGGTGTCGTGGTGAATCCCTGTCCTTACTCGCGATTGATCCCCTGGCGGTCGCGCACCGCGGCAGGGAGACGCAGGAGGATCTTTCCCCGGTCGTGTGGTTTCTCCGGGAGCTGCCCGGGCGGACCGGAACATCGCCTATGCTGGCGCACCACGAGGCCAAGCCGGGAGACGAGCCGATCACGGACGACCTCAAGGCACTTCGCGGTGCGTCCATCCTCGGCGACCTTGCCGGGACGTTGATCCGGCTCAAAGAGTCCCGCGGCAAACTCTGCATGTGTTGGCCCAAGGTCCGGCACGGCCGGGCGCCGGACCCGACGTGGCTGGCCCGGGACACGGACTCGGGCGTGCTGTACGAAGTGGAGGCCCCGGAGGATATGGCGCAGGCGAAGGCGGGGGCGGTGCGGGCCAAGATCGTCGCAAACATGGAGCCGGGCGTCTGGTATCGAACGGCCGAACTTGAGCTCGCCACCGGAGTCAATCGGAGGACGATCACGAGATACCTACATATCATCGGAGCGATGTCCAGGGGGGCCGCGAACCGGGCAGAGTGGTGCATAGAAGTCAAGTCAGGACAGGAGCCGTTCTAAATGTCGCGACATTTCATAACCATATATCACACAACGCCAATGGCCGCGTCAGGACGCAAGTCAAGTCAGGACGCGAAAGTCAGGACAATGTCGCGACATTACCCCCCCCTACGTAGTAGGGGGGTATGTGTCGTGACTTGACTTTGGACCCGAGAGTCGCGACAGGAGGAACCACCCCATGTCCATTTTCACCCGACTGCCGGCGGCACTCCAGGCGGAGCTGATCCGGCGGTGCCCGGGACAGGTGCTCCGGGTCCCGAAGCGACGCAAGCCCCCCGAGCCCGAGATCCTCGCCGCGGTCCTAGCCGAGATGGACTCCGCCGGCCGCTCCCAATGGGACGCCTGCCTGCGAGTCGCCAAGCGGGTTGATCTCCACCACTGGACCGTCTGGCAGATTGTCACCAGACGGCGCATACAAGCCCGTGGGGAGCATTCCGGGCCTGGACCTACGCCGAGACACGGGAGACGCTGAGAAAACGCCCCTAGAGCAATCTCGCTGTTTGTAACGGGTCGTTGCTAGAGTTCGTCGCAGCTCCGTCCGTACCGTGGCGGGCGTGAATATACGCGCAGCGGACAGCGTAGTCGGGGGGGCAACGGGGGGCAGGCGCTCCCGGGTGGCAGAGCCTATCGGCCCGCGCGAGATGGCTGTCCTGCTCGACAAGTGGCTAGACGACCTCGACGCCAAGCGAATCCCCATCACGCAGTCCACGATTGACCTGGTCACGAAGACGACCGATCAACTACTGGCGTGCCGCAACCTGCGATACCGGGCACGCGGCGTGGAGCTGGCGCAGCGAGCGCTCAAGTACAACCTGGATCGGGCGATCGAGGCCAACAAACAGCAGCGCCTGGACGGTGGGCTTCCTACTGATCGCGTCACCCTGACCGTGACGATGGACTCGGCCGGATGACGTCCGTCGCCCTACATCTTCCGAAACTCTACGCGCGACAGCACGAAGCGTTCTTCAACGACTCCCGGATCTCCTGCACTGAGGCCACCACGAAGGCGGGCAAGTCGGTCGGGGCGCTGACGTGGCTCATGCACTACGGCACGACGCAGGCCATCGGACAATCGCTGCTGTGGTGCTCTCCAGTGTACTCGCAAGCCCGCGTGATGTTCGACCGCATGGTGCGTTGGCTGCTTCGTGCGGACGATACGCGGCGCTCAGGTTGGAACGACAACCGCAGCGAACTGTTCGTCACGTTGCCGGGTGGCGCGCGCGTGTTCTTCAAGGGCAGCGACAACCCGGACACCATCTACGGATCCGACTACGCCGCGGCTGTGATAGACGAGGCTTCGCGCTGTCGCGAGGAAGCCTGGCATGCGGTGCGATCCACCACCACCAAGACGCGCGGGCCGATCCGACTCATTGGCAACGTACGCGGCCGGAAGAACTGGGCGTACAAGTTGGCGCGCCGGGCCGAAGCGGGCGAACCGGGAATGTCCTACCACCGGATCACGGCGCACGACGCGGTTGAGGCTGGCGTGCTGGACGCGGAAGAGATCGAAGACGCGCGGCGGCAACTGCCCGATGCGGTGTTCCGCGAACTGTACTTGGCCGAAGCCGCGGCCGATGAAGGCAACCCGTTCGGCGGTTCCGAGACGATCGGCGCCTGTATCGCTCTGCGTTCCGAGTCACCCGCGGTTGTCTACGGGGTGGACTTAGCAAAGTCCGTGGACTGGACATGGGTGATTGGTCTGGATTCGGCTGGACGCTGGACGCTAAGCGATCGGTGGCAGTCTCCGTGGGAAGAGACGTTCGCGCGCATCGAGCGGTTGACGAAGGGAGCGCCGATCGTTGTTGATTCAACTGGCGTGGGAGATCCGATCGTTGAGCGACTGCAACGTGAGCGCGGGGCCACCGCGGGGTTCAAGTTCTCTTCGGGATCCAAACAGCAGATCATGGAGCGGTTGGCGGTTGCCATCCAACAGCGCGAGATCACAATTCCTGACGGTGCGCTTGTCCACGAACTAGAGGCGTACGAGTACCAGTACACGCGCACCGGAGTCAGATACTCCGCGCCCGATGGGATGCACGACGACGGAGTGTGTGCTCTAGCCCTGGCGGTGCATGGACTCGGTGGGCGCGTGCTTCCGTTCACGGTCGACTCTGTGGCCTTCCCTGCCCGAGAAACGGAGGCCGCCCCGTGGGACTGATGCAACGAGCGCGCGATGCGGCGCAAGCGTTCCGGCATGGGCGCGTCATCGAGATGACCGTAGGCCCCGAGCATGACCAGCTCGTACAGGGGCTGCCCGCCGAGCGATGGGATTCGTACTCGTGGAACACGACTTGGGGCTTGCGCACGATTGATGACCTTGTGCAATCCAAGGGCGTAGCGATCTACCGGGAGATGCCGCGCGAAGACCCGAACATCGCATCGTGTATCTACCTCATGGTGATGGCCCGGCTGTCCTCGGGTTGGGACTTTCTGCCGGCGAGCGACGCGCCCGAAGACAAGCGTTCGGCCGATTGGATGCGGACCGACATGGACCGGCTCGTGAGTCGTCTGGTGTCGGATCTGATGGAAGCGGTGTGGATCGGGTTCTCCTGCATTGAGAAAGTCTGGGACAAGCCGCGCACGTCTGGTGAATGGGCCGGGTTCCAAGGCTATCGCACCTTCCGCCCGCTCCCGCAAGAGACGGTGACGTTCAAGCGCGACGAACATGGAGACCTGGAGCCGGACGGAGTGTGGCAGTGCAAGTCGGATCATCCCGGCTCGATGGTGCCGCCCGGCCTGGACCCGGGGAGCTTCAACAAGTTCGATGCGTCGCGGTTCGTAAAATGGTACTGGCGCACGGAGTATGGGAATCCCCTGGGCCTGTCTGTGTTGCGTGCCGCTTACGCGCCTTACTTCTTCAAGAAACTTGCGACCAAACACTGGGCGCGGTACATGGCGAAATTCGGCCTGCCCGGAATCCGCGTGCGAGTTCCAGCCAACGCTACCAAAGAACAGATGGATGATGCCGTCGAGTACGCCAGGCGGTATCAGACGGACCTAGCGATGGCCTACCGCGAGGGAACGGTTATCGAAACGGAGACTCCGAACACCACGGCGACGATGAACTATGAGGCGGCGATTGCTTACGCGAACAAAGAGGAAGCGCACGCCTGTCTCCAGCCGTCAACGATGTTGGACGCCCCGGAGAACGGCAGCTACCTGTTGGGCAGAGAGCATACCTCTACGTTCACGATGACGCTGGACAACATCGGCCGTCTCATCGAAGAGGAGGCGATCGGAAGCCAGATCATTCGCCCATCGATCGACACGAACTTCGGCCCACAGTACGAGTGCCCACGCTTCAAGTTCCGGGACTTCAGTCAGAAGGACATGGAGTCGTTCGTCCGCATGGTGGACTTGGCCGTCCGCGCTGGTGTGTCGATCCCGCAGTCGTGGGTGAAAGAAACGATCGGGGCACCGGAGGTCAAGGACGAAGCGGACCGCCTCATCCCTCCCGCGGCCAGCAGTCCAACGCCTCCGGTGCCATCTCTGCCCGTCGCGGCTTCGGGCGATCCCGACCTAGACGCACTGGTCGCGGAGTTCATGGCGGCGCGCATGACGAACGACAAAGACCGCGGATGCGCGGCGCTGCTGGGGATCAAGTGACCACGCTGCGTTGTCGTGACTGTGGGGCCGAGTACTCATCGCTTGGATGCGACCTTGTACTTCCGGATCAGCAATGGAAGGTGATTCATCCAGAAGGCGAAGGCGGGATCCTCTGCGCGAACTGCATCTGTCAGCGGGCCAAGAGACATGGAGCAACGGCGTTGCTTGCGTGGCTGGACAACCTGAATCATGAACCATCGGAGCGTGTTCAATGAACGACAAGCCGATCGCGGCGAAGTTCATAGATTCGGACGATTGGGACCTGTCAAAGGTTGCATTCCGCCATGTGTGGTTCCCGTGCTGCCAACGATCCGTGCTGGTCACGATCACTGCCGAGAGGATGCACTGCCCCCACTGTGGGCAACCACACGAACCGATCCAGTTCAAGGCGACACCATGACGCGCGAGCAGGCCATGGCACGGCGAACGCTCGAGCTGGATCTCGTGCCGGCCGATGCGTACTGGCGCGATCCGACTGTTTCCGAGGCGAGGCTGGACTTCGCGGCGATGGAAGAGGCCGATGGAAAGGCCCTGCACGGGTCGCGGCTTCGCCTCGGAATCTTACTCGGCGCGCAACGCAATGCGGTGATTCTGCGCACCAGGTCTACGAGATTCAGTCCGGCACTGGCGCGGTTCACTCCCGCATTCATGGGGCGGCAGATCGCACGCGAGTTCGTGCGGATCCACGCCCGCGGCTACTCCGATGGGTTGGCGCAGGCGGGGGCGACGGACGGGCCCGGGCAACGCGGCACGGATCGGCTCGTGGCTGAGGCGAAGACCGCGGGCTATGCGTTCACGGAACGGGTGCTGGCCCCGGTGCGTCGGTCGATCGTCGATGCGTTCGCTCTCACTGGCCAGCGGGTGAAGCCGCAAGAGCAGCTCGAGGCGGAGATCCGCACGGCCTACGCGAAGTGGATTGAGCCTGCGCCGGACGGTATCCAACCCGCGGAGCTGCGGTTCGCGTCTCCGTTGGGGCTGTTATACAAAACGTGGGAGCAGAAGAACTCCCCGATCTCCGCGTATCTCGACGTGCTGTTTGGGGCGTTCAAGGACGAGGGTTTGCCGCAACTCACGACCTCGACGCTGTCGCGCGTAGTGAGCACGGAACGCAACCGGCTGTTGAATGCGGGTGTGTACGAGAGCGCCCTACTCGATGAGGAAGTGGAGTACCTCCAGTATTCTAATCTTCGCGATGGGCATAAAGTGTGCGGATTCTGTGGAAGACTCGACGGTATCGTGCGCCCGAAGAATGACTACACGTTTTGGGGCTTCTACACTCCGCCAGTACACGACTCATGTATGTGCTTCACCGTCGCCGTGAAAGGTCAGGAGCAGCAGCCGACCGACAAGAAGGTAGTAGACGACCTGCTCGAATCCGTGTTCGGGAAGATGCCGCCGGGCTTCGGTGGGTATGACCCCAAGTATGAGATCGGGGGTGTTCGATGAATATTGGACGGTTCGTGCTTACTGATGACCAACTGCGTGACACTCCGAAGAGTGACCTCTTGTCACTGTTCGGAAAGGTTATCGTGCTGGAGGCCATTCACGACATCCCCAAGCAATGCACTTTCTATACTGGCCTGTCCCGTGAGTTCAACTACACGGTGAATCAAGGGATGGATGCACCATTCTACTGTGTGTCATGTATCGAGGGCGGGCATCCGTTCGCTGCGCTATGAACGCGCACGTTGCCGTGCTGGAGAACCGCGACGGGTTCGATCCGAAGACGATCCGGGAGCATAACGTAATCCAGGGGATCGTTGCGCTCATCGGGTGCCGCCACGGATCGAAAACGAGCGAGGGTATCGAATACCACTTCGCGGCGGATTCATACACTCCAGAACGGGCGAAGGCGTGGCTTGCGGAGAGGTTCGTGGCGCACCGCTCATTCTCTGCCGCTTCCGACGATGCGCTGGTCCTAGAGGCTGATGGCACTTACACGCTGCGCGGCGTCGAGGTCGCCGAAGAGGGCACCTGGTATGCGGACGTGGGCGGCAAGGTGGAACTCACCGCCGCCATGCTGGACCGCGCGACGGATGAGACGAACGCGGCAATCGAGATGCTGCGCCCGGCGCTGACGTTGGGCCATCTCAAGGGCGGCGAGCAGTGGATCGGCGTCCCGGACGGGGGACAGCCGCGCCTGGGTTTCGCGACGAAGGTCTATCGCGCGGGAAAGAAAGTGCTCTGCGATCTGCGCAAGGTTCCACCCTCGATTGTGAAAGCCATTCGAATGGGTCTGTGGGGGCGGATCTCCCCGGACATCATGCTGGGCTGGCCGGACCCGCAGACGAAGGAACGCCGGCCGATCGTGTTCACGGCGTTCGCGCTGCTCGGTGCGACTCCGCCCGCAATCAGCACGTTGCAGGATTTATCAGATTGGATTGACGGACAGCACGTCACGAAACCAGCGGAAGCCGAGATGGCGTTGTCGCTGGCGCTGAGTGACGTGGTGTCGGTTGTCGAGTGTGGGGCGTCCGGTGCCGCCGTGCCCGGACAGAACGAGGGCAATGGAACAGATGGAACACAGGCACCCGAACAAGGAGAAGTGCAAATGAACGAAGAGCAGATCATCGCTCTCGTCAAGAAGCTGATTGCGGAGGCTCTGGCGGGAAGTGGTGAACCGGAGATGGCCGCCAAGGCTACGGCCGAGATGGCCGCCCTCCGCGGCGAGATGTATACGGCGAGGCTCACACGGGCTGCGACCGAAGGGAAGATCAAGCCGGCCGAAGTGGAGCCGATGGCCAAGGGTTTGATCGAGATGAGCCACGCGACGGCCACGGCCACACTGGCCGCGATCGAAGCTCGTGACGGGAAGATCCATCCGGTCGGGCCGATCGGGAACCAGCCGCCGCCGGATCCGCTGGGGAACCTCGAAGGCGAGTCGAAGCTGATCGCGATGGCGCAGGGCTTGTGCAAGGCCGAGCAGATCAGTTTCCGCGATGCGTGGATCCGCATCGGCAACGAGCACCCCGACGAGTACCGGGCGTATCGCACGAAGGCGTTCCCGACCGTCGGCACGAACAAGGAGAGCTGACATGGCAGTGGACCACGGCGGGATTGACGTCCCGATGATCTGTAGCGCAACCGTCGCGCAGTATTGCTTCGTGAAGGGTTCAGGTTCTACGGGCGACACCATCGCCCACGCTACCGCGGCGACGGACGCGCCCATCGGTATCACGCAGGAAGCGATTACCTATGCGGCGGGCGGTTCCAACGCGGTGAATGTGCGGGTGGCGGGCACGTCCAAGCTCAAGCTCGGCGGGACCGTGAATCACGGAGCCGGAATCATCGCCGGAACCGCGGGAGTGGGGATGCCGTCCACTCCAACTTCCAGCGACTATATCGCCGCGCGCGCGCTCAACTATGGCGTGAGCGGCGACATCATCGAGGTGGTGCTCAACCCGATTACCAAGTGTAATTAGGAGGGATGAACAATGCCTCTTCCCTCGCTTGCAAGCGTACACCGTGCAGGGGCGACCGATCAGGTCGCGATCAACTACCGGAACAACGTCTACATCGCGGATCAGGTGTTCCCGATCGTGGACGTGAAGCACGAGACGGACTACTACAAAGAGTGGGACCAGGACGACCTGATGCGGTCTTCGGCCGCCAAGGTTCGTCCGGGCACCCGGCTCCCGCGTATGGGCATGGCGCTGAGCGATACCCAGTACACCTGCGAAGAGTACGGTATCGCCATTCCGGTGCCGCGGCGCATCGCGGAGAATGCGGACGATGGCGTGTCTCTCGATGTCGAGTCAACCGAGACCGCGATGGATCAGGTGCTGCTGGCCCGTGAGATCGCGGCGATGGCCATCGTCACCGGGTCTAGCTGGTCGGGTGCTACCACCATCACGGCGGGCGACAACTGGGACACGGGCGGCGGAACCCCGATCGCGAACTTCGACACGGCGGTCAAGGGTGTGAAGTCCAAGGTGGGGGCCGACTCCATCTGTGGGCTGATCTCGTGGGAGACCCGGCTCGCGCTCATCCGGCACCCGGACATCCGCCAGTACTTCGGCATGACCTCGCCGTCTGCGGGTCTGCCGAACGTCTACGGGCCGGGTGGCCAGATCACGGACGAGCAGCTCGCCGGGGTGTTGGGGATGAAGAAACTCTACATCTGCTCCGCGAACTACTGCTCGACCAAGGAAGGCGCGACCACGCAGACCTTCACTCCGGTCCTGGGTGACTACGCGTTCGTGTTCTACCGCCCCGAATCCGCGTCGCGGACTCGCCCCTCGGCTGGGTATACGTTCCGGTTCAAGAAGCCGTGGACGAAGACCTATTTCGAGGATGCTGAGGACCAGGATGTGTACGAGGCGCGCGAGACCTACGTTCCGAAGGCCGTTTGCCTCCCGGCTGGCGTCCTAATTTCTGGAACGCTGGCATAACCAACAACGCAGGGCGGGGGGCATCGGCCCCCCACCTGCTCCACGAGGTGCAGATGGTAACGGTTGAGATCCTGAAGCCGACAGACTGGACGCGCGGAAAGGGCGACGTGGTGAAGCTGTCCATTGGGCAGACGATCGGCGTACCCGATGCCGTAGCGAACAGCATGTGCGCGGCTGGACTGGCAAAGCTGGTGCCGTCTACACCGATTCAGACGGCTCCGACGTTCACCCCGAAGACCGCGGAGACCGCGGCTCCAAAGAAAGAAGGGAGGGCCGCGAAGTGAAGCGGTTCTTGTTCATCCTCATCGCTCTGTCCTGTGTCGCGTCTATGGCGTTTGCCGCCAGCGAGTCGCTGCTCTCCTTCCGGCGTAGTCAGGAGTTTTTCCAGTCCGGGCGGATGCAGGGCATTATGTGGGTCAACCTGGCGGCATCCGATACGAACTCGATTGCACCGAACATCCAACTGGACTCGGCGTCCACCGGGACGCACACGTTCACCGCGGCCGAGATCGCGGCACTCCACGGATCCGGCACCACGATGGGACGCGGAACGAACGGCCTGGCCCGTGCGGTGTCGCTCAATATTTTCAGCATGAACGCCACGGACGCGGACATCAAGGTCGGGACACTGAAGGTTGACGGAACGAACATCCTCGGCGCCTCGGTTTCCGAAACGTTCACCATTACGGCCGATACCGAGAACTCTCAGCAGGGCGCGGTCGCGTTCGCGACGTTGACCAGCTTTTCCTATACCGCGATGGATGACGACTCGGTGGCGGTGTCTATCGGAGTCGGGAACAAGATCGGTCTATGGAACACGCTGCCCACGGACACCATGATATTCGCCGGTAATGGGACATCGGCCGATGCGAGTGCCGCCATCACCCCGGACGATGACGAGATAGAGAAATGCGTCATAGACTTCGATACCGATCCGACCGGCACGTCTGACCACTCCGTCTTGTACTGGATTCCCCCGTTCGCGGCAGCGACGGCCGTTACGGGGTACTAGCCATGCGCCGGGCCATCATCGCGGTCGCGCTGCTACTGATCGTAGGAGCAGCACAGGCCGCCACGGAAACACAGAGCGGAGCCGATGCGTCCGGCTTGATCTATACCAAGCTCAAGACGGCATCGGTTCCGGCTCCGTTCATGTTCTGGTGCTGGTCGATCATCCCGGCGTCTCCCGAGGGTGCGGCGAACGCTACGCGATTCAAGACGCACCATGACATGCGGGTTCCCGACACGTCTGCCGGGACGTATATACCGATCGCTCGCATAGACCTACTCCACACGAACGCCGCGGCGACGGATTCGATCACCATGTATGTCTACAACAAGGCGGTGAAGGATTCGCTGATCTGGATCTCTGCCGTCGGGGGCCAGGTCTCGTTCCCGGTCTACGGGGACAGTGTGTCCTTCAAAGCCGGTTGCACGAGTGGCGCGGGTGACTGGATCGCGGCGACCTACTTCGAAAGGTAGACGATGAGCTACGGCACGGCGGCGAACGTCAAGCTGATCTCCTACAAGATCACCAAGGAGGTGACGGACGGCAGGCTATCCGATGCCGACATTACCTCCGCTGGTGACACGTTCGCGCAGCCGGTGATTGACTCGGCGTTGAACGGACTCGGTGCGCCGTTCACCACGGTTCCGTCGATCGTCGTGATGATCTGGTCCTTGCTCACTGCGGCGCATGTATTCCGGGACCGGCTGTCCCACCGGGACGACACCGAAGGCGTGGCCGGCGGTCTGGAGAAGCGAGCCACAGAGTTGCTGGACCAACTCCGCAACGGCACGCTGTCGATGAGTGGGATCACGTCGGTTCCGCTGATCGTGGTCTCGGACCCGACGCTGGACCGACCCGAGACGGAGATTATCGTGGGCGACCCGATCGACTGGCAGATGCCAACGGAGGTTAGGGAGTAACGATGGACCGGGATAATTGGGCACACAGGTCTATCCTCATGCACTGTGATTCGTGTATGTGGTTCGTTCTCAAGAAGGGCGGCCCTATCAACGAGATTGGTAGATGTCGAAGGCACGCTCCAACGATGAGCGGATACCCTGCTGTGTATATGTCTGATTGGTGCGGAGACCACAAGATCGACGAGACAAAGACATCGAATACGGAGGCACGGGAATGACGGGCAAGAAGCCGATGTGCGGGGAGTGTGCGTGGCTGGACAAGGGGATTACCTGCCGCCGATTCCCGCCAAAGCAGACCAAGAACCTGCACTACGCCGTCTGGCCGAATGTGTATACGACGGACTGGTGCGGTGAGTACAAGGCGCGGGAAGTGGCGAAGGACGCGGCGGAGGCGTAGTGCTCGGCGTCCAGTTCCACAAGACGGGCGATCTCTCGGCGGTGCGTGCGGCGATCGAGCGCGCGGACCCCGAGGTGCTGTACCGCGAAGTCTTCGGCCCGTTCCAACAATGGGTGCTGCGGGTGCGGATCCCGAAGATGTACTGGAACAAGGGGCGGATCTCCGGGGCCGATGGGCAACCCGCGTGGTATGCGCTGTCTAAGTGGACCATCGCGTCGAAGGGCCAGGGCCAGTTCATCGGCGGCGCGGGGGCGCGGGGCACAGTCACGACTCCGATGCAGACCTCGCAGATGACGATGGCTCGCTCGTATGAATCCCGCGTGACGAAGACGGGGTCCGCGGCATGGCGGTTTGAGATGACGAACACGGCGCGGAGCACGTCGAAGTGGTCGCCGGGGTTTGATTATCCGAGCGCGTTGCACGAGGGATGGGGGCCGTACACGGTGAAGCCGCGGCCGGACGGGCCGGGGTTCCTGGCGTGGCCGATGAAGCAGCAGACGATCGGGGCGAGTCTAGGAAGAATCACCTACTCTGGCGACCTAATAACCAGAGTCTTCGCCACGCGTGGTCTAGGTTGGAAGTTGAAGTACAAAAACCACACTGCGTACAGGAAGCGGGTCAAGGCGGAGATCGACTCTGATTCCGCGTTTGCCAAAGAGACACATCCGAGCGGCGCCCCGTCGCGTCCGCATATCAAATTCTTCCGCTTGGACATCATCGCTCTCGGCGAGCTGGTAAAGAACTTCGTTTTCAAGGACGTGAAGTCTGCTCCCCAGGTGCAGCCATGAGGGCGTTGTTTGAGGACATCGTCAACAACACGGACGGCGTGGAATACTCCGGGATCGTGATGAGTGAGGTCGGCATCCCGACTGACGGGGCGAGTCGGCGGGATCTGTGGTTCAAGTTCGTGCAGAGCGACTCTCTGCATACGTTGGTGGAAGTCTACAAGACGCGCGATATGGCAGCGGCCGATAAGATTGCGTCGGCTGCTATCACGAATGCTGCTACATCGCAGACCGTAGCGTTGACGCAATACCTGACTCGGACTCCAGACATCACGGGGCAGGTGATCGTCGGCACGTTTGCGAGTAGTTCGTCGGGCAAGGCATACCGCTGGGGATACACCGCCGCACCCGATCTGGTTGTCTGCGACAACATCACCTATCTGCTGCAGGCGCGCGTAGCGGCCGGGCAGTCGCTCTACGGCATCGACCTTGAAGCGATCTACACCGGAGACGAGACCGAGGCGGAGGCCATGCCGCTGATTGCCGTGGTGGCGCAGCCGGTGGAGCTGGACCTGTCGATCAACGCTGGCAGCACGATGACGATGGTTTGCCCCATCGAGGTCCACGTTGCCGTTGACATGCTATCGACTCCGCAGATCGCGTGGCGCACCTGTCGGGAGTACATGGCGGCCGTCGAGTCGATCCTCCACGATGAGGAGCGGCGCAGCTACGGCGAATGCCTCACGCTCTACAGGCAGAGCAGCAGTGGGCCGGGGCCCGCGGCGGGCAAGCCGTCCGTGATGACGGGGATTGTACGGATCGCCGCGGTGTTCCCATACGTCTGGCGTGACGACGCGTACCCGAGGTCGTAATGGCGTACACTAGATCGACCACGTTGCAATTCTCCACGGTCAAGAGCGGGAGTATCGCGCTAACGGGTGGAGTCTACACGCCGAGCCTGGGGGCGTCCGCGTGTCGGGTGTATCGCAGCGCAGCGACCGAGAAGCGCGCCTACTTCTCGTTCGATACGTCGATCATCCCCGATGACGCGACGATCCTCAAGGTGGAGTTCTACCAGAAACTCAGCGACGCGCAGCCGGTCGGCACGCCCCAGATATTCGGCTTGGGGTACGACATCGGTCAGATCATCGGCTCGTCACTTGACGGTACTCTGGCCGAGTGGTCGGGCCTGACCACGTCCGCGCGGGTCACGGAGCGCGAGACGGCCACGAACGGGGCGTGGATCGATCTGGCCGAAGTTGGCGAGGATCCGACTCCCTGGGTATCGAAGACCGGAACGACCGATATTCGGATCATCGACACCAGCACGCAGGGCGATGGTGACGATACCTGGGGCACCGACTTCAACGGGGCCAAGCCGAGTGAGCAATGCCTGCTCCGGGTGACGTACAGCGCCGCGGCGACCGACTCCGTGATTGCCGACAGCATCGTGACTACGCTCCAGGCGCGCACCGGAGACGGGCAAGCTCTCGATGGAATCGAGTCGGTTGCGCACGATCCGGGGTCTGACGTTGGCATGATGCCGTCGATCCAGGTTCACGTGGAGTCGTTTGAGCAACTCCCGGTCACAGAGATCATGGACTATCACTCCCGCTGGTTCGGCCGGTACACGGTGCGAGTGCGGGTGCAGGTGTCGCAGTTCGGCGCGTGGTGGCGGTCGCTCGTGGAGTACCTTGCGGCGGTGCGTTCGATTCTGGGCGATGAGTCCGCGCGCGCGATCACTGGGGTGATGACGATGCTCCCGGCCGGCGGGGATCCGCCGCGCGACGGGGTTGGTGTCCTGCGGTTCCACGCAGACGTTTACGGTTCGTACGAGGAAATCTAGGAGGTAACGCCATGTCTACCGCAGGAACGGTTCTAACCGGCTGGCAGAAGAGCAACGTTCACATTGTGCTCAATGCCACGAGCATCAGTACCGCGCCAACGGGGACCGCGACCTATTCGATTCCAAACGTAGGGAACGGACCATGGCCGCGGCAGAACAAGCCAATTCGGGAGCTTGGTTATCAGAGCACTGGCGGCACGAACAGCATGAGGATTCTGTCCGACTACCAGGTGGCATCGGTGCAGCGTCCATCGTTCACGCTGGACCTGCCGTTCACGCCAACCATGCTGGCGTTGGCGGCCGTGGCGGTAATGCAGCAGCGCACCACGGCAACTGCGGACATCAAGGTATATCCATTCACGGATCCGCAGGCTTCGAAGTTTTTCGGGTTCGAGACGACCTACGGGGCCAATGCCGGACGGACCGTCACCGGGGCCATCGGGAAGACGCTCAAGATTTCCGTACCTTCTGCGGGGGCTGATGGTGGAATGCCGACGCTGTCTCTCGACTGTCTCGCCTATTCGACGGCCCAGATGGATGCGCTGACTGTGACCCCGGCGACTCTGCATACCACGGCTCTGTGCCAAAGCACGGACTGGAATGTGGCTGTGGGAACGGTCGGGGCCGCGGCTTCGGCCATCGGATTCTGTGGGTTCGATCTCACGGTGGACAATGGAGCCGAAGTGGATCCGCAAGTATCTGCGAACCCGGCCGCGTTTGAACTTGGCGAATTGACGATGAAGGGCACGCTCAAGGCCGTGATGAGTACCACCGCGGGCGATGAGTACAACACGATTCTTGACAACTTCCTGGCTGGCACCCCGAACAAGCTGCAATTCAACTGGGGAGTGGCCGGAGCAACGGCATATCTCCAGATGCCCGTGCTGTGGGATGAGCCGAGCGAGCCGCAGAAGCAGGGAAACGTCATGGTATTCGATGCGCCATTTCGGGCGTACTACCGAGACGCCGACGAACCTGAGTTCATGTTTGTTGGGATGGCCACGCCGTTGACGATCTGGGCCTAGTACACCAGGAGGGGCAATGTTCAACGCAACAGGCAAGTTGATGCGGTTCACGATGCCGGGGAATACCGTCGTCGTGCATCGAGCGTACACGTCCGAGGATGATCTCGTGCTGACCATGAACCTGTCGCGGTTGCGCCGCGCGGAGTCGCAGGTCGGAAGGGATTTCGAGGATCCGTCTGTCATGCGCAAGGCGGCGGAAGCCGAACGCGCGGCGATGGCCACAGAAATTGAGGCAGTAGAGAACTGGCACGAAGACGGCGACTGCGTCACGGACAAGGAAGAGATCGCGGCGTTTCTCAAGGCGCTGCCGTTGGCGTGGTACACGAATCTGAAAGAAGCGATGACCTCGGGCCTGGGATTGTTTGAGGGAAAAGCCTAAGGCTGGCGGTCCGGGCCAGCGCATTCATCGCGTCGATTGAATCGGAGGGCAGCGGTGTCAACACTTACGATTGCCGGTTCTGCCGTAGCAACGGGTGGCATCGTACAACCCGGGCCTGCCTCCTGGATCTCGACTCCGCCCTGGTCTCCGTGGACGGTCGCGACTTCGTGCCGGTGGACCGAGACAGTGCCGTTGCATTATGTCTCGACCGACCCGGAGCGAATATACTATCAGGCTTCCAGCGATGGCTCACCCGAGACGGCAAAGAACTCTGCTTCATCCCCTGTGTGCGAAGAGAGGCTCAAGAGCTTCTTGCCTCCGAGATCGACGCCACTGAATACAAGTGGACCGGCAAGCCCGGCCGTTGGCTCGTGGAGGCGTTTCGGACCGTTCGGGCTGAGCGGGCCGCGGCGCAGAACGACCGCATTCGGCGGGACCGGGAGAAGCACCGAACGTGAGACACGACCGTGAGTAACGACGGAATCAAAGGGTACTTCGACTTCTCCGTCACCGGGGCCGACAAGGTTGCGGCACTCGAGGCGCGGCTCACGGAGGTGGAGCGACACCTCGGCGGGAGTCTGCCAGCGGCGGCGGCGAAGGCGAATCAGGCGGCAGGGTCGGTCGGAGCGGCGCACGCGATCAGCGGAGGGAAGCTCGCGAAGTATAGCTCGACTCTAAGCGTTATCACCGGACAGACGCAGACGCTTGGCGTACAGAACACAGCGCTCACTCGCATCATTTCACTCGGTACGGAAGCCTTCACGGGAATGCTTGGTCCGGTCGGGCTTTTAGGGATCGCCATTGGTAGTGTAGTGACGGCGATCGGGTTCCTCGTCAACAAAGAGCGCGAAAAGCAGCAAGTGATGAAGGAAGGGACCGAGGCCACGCTCAAGGCGATCGACGCGAATATCAAGCTGGCAGCGCTGTCGAATCCGTCCGGGGCCATTGCGCAGACTTACCTCGTGCGTACCGCAGAGCAGGCGCGGAACTCGGTATTCGACCTGGAGCAGCGCCAGCGCGACATCTTCAACCGGCAGCAAGCGGGTGGAGCCACGAATCAGGTTGGTATCGTTGGCCCTGGATTCCCCGTCAAGACGCAGTTCGTTCCGTTCTCCCTAGAGCAGATGGCTAAGCTGGACAAAGAGGCCAGCGAGACGGCCATCGCCCTGATCATTGCGCGCGAGAATGAGATCAAGATCAAGCTCGCGAATCAGGTTGGGCCAGCTATCGGGCTGATGCGGACTGACTTCAAAGCAGAGACGGCGGATGCTACCGATGCGCTGATCAAGCAAGCTCTCGGGATTCAGGTTCCGCTTGGTGGTGCGCCGCTGGAAATGTTCAACACACCCGAAGGAAGTGCGCGGAAAACGACACGCGGAATCAATCTAGAGCAGGGCGGCGCTAAGCACCCCGCGGTCAGCATCTATGACCAGATGTCCGCGGCTGGCATCAGCGCTTACGAGATCATCAGCACGGCCGCGACTCAGAGCGCCGAACAGCAGGGCGCGGCGTTTGATTGGCTCGTCAGTAAGCACCAGGCCGCGTGGTCTGCCATGCAAGGCATGACTCAATCCACCCAGAAAGCCGCGTCACTATTCGTCCAGCGCGCTATCGAGGGGGAGAACGTCTCCCGGCTCAAGGGGCTGACGGTCGCGCGGTACGTCGCCTCGGGGGCCCTGGCCGCGGTGCTCAACGGCATGGCGAAGGAAGCCGAAGAGCGCGCGGGGATGGAGGCGATCCATGCCATCGCTGCCGCGGCGAGTGGCAACTTCGGATCCGCGGCGTTGCACACCGCGGCGGCGGCCGGCTACGGAGCGCTCGGGGGTGTGGCTTCCGGCCTGGCCGCCGGAATCCAGTCCACGGCGCAGCGCCAGTTCGACGCCGAGACGCGGAGCACCGAGTCTGCCTACGGCAGCACGGGCTCGAGTAGCGCGTCCGCGGCCTCGAATCCCGGGGTGCGAGTCGCGGCGTCCGGGGCCAGTGTCGGCACGCTCAACTACAACTTCATCGTGACGTACAACGGCGCGACGGTCTACGGCGACGGCGGGACGCGGGACTGGTTCTATCGCGAGCTGGTGCCGCTGATCAACGAGGGCATGTCTACCGGCGCAGTGTCGAGGAACTGAGGTCGGCATGGCGTGGACGATTCCCTACTTCTCCGCGGGCCTGGACATTGCGAACTGCAATTTCCAGTTGCCGGGCGATGCGTCGGGACTGGCGGCGGGGTGGACGCAGAACGAATGGCCCGCCAGTTCCGGGGCGTGGGGCAATACCGGGATCATGTCCCGCCTGGGCCGCCCGCGGGAGCAGTTCGTGCAAATGCCAACTGCCGGAACGCTGAGCATTCTCAGCCCCCCTTCGCGTCCGCTTCAACTGGTTCCGAGCACGACGTGCAAGGTGTTCGCGGTGCTGGACTACTTCCAGGCGCTGACGGGCACAACCGTCAGCATCGTCATTGTTCCGTACAATTCATCGGGGGCGGCGATCGGAGCATCTGAGGTGACGATTGCTACCCACACCGGAGCGTACAACGGACTGTTGGCCGAAGCTCCGACTTCGTTCCCGGTCCCCGCAACGTGCTATTACGTGAAGATATGCGTACGGATCGTCAACCCAGTGGCGACGGCGAACACGATAGGCATGACGTTCGCGGGCATGGGCGTGTGGAATGGTGACACCTCGGGATATTTCCAGACGACACGCTACCCTATCATGCCCGGCTCTGGGTATCGCATCTCGCATCCGTTCTCGAATCGCCAGCGCAACGAGGCTGGCCGGGTGCGGGTGCTCGACCGATCCCGGAATGCCCCGCAGGCGATGGTGACGCTGGCGTACGCGCGGATGCCGAACTCAGACCGGGTGCTGTTTGAGAAGTTACACGCCCTCAACAATGGAACGAACTGGGACGGATACTACTCCGTGTCGAATCCGTGTGGCGGGGCCTGGCCGATCCTGCTGTTGCCGGGCATGACCGGAATGCCGTCCGCCATGCTTTGTGACCTGACCAGTGGACTCGCGCTCGATCCTGATGAAGAGTGGGGCCGCACCGATCCGCCGTTCTGGCAGGGTGCGCTTGAATTCACGGAGCGAACGTGAGCGTCTCCGATCTGAAGTATTTCAGCAGCTCGCAGAGCAACCGGCTGCTGGTCGAGGTCAAGGACGATGCGATGGGCGCTTGGGTGGACCTGAATGCCCAGACGGCGGCGGGCTTCCCGGACTACTACGCCGGGCTGATTACACGGCCTACCGTGAACATCGCCGCGGACCAGGAAGAAGGGATCTACTCCGCGACCATCAGTACGATGATCATGGATAACTCGCCGTGGACGGTCTCGGCGACGAACAACAAAGCCGGGTTCTGGGATCAGCCATTCCCGGTGCATATCAAGCGCGGGTCCATCACCTATCAATTCAACTCCTGGCAGAATCGTTGGGTCCGGCTCACGCTGCGGACGTGGAACCCGGACGGCACCTATTACGATTTCACGCTACCTCCGTTCATCATCGATGAACACCCGACTACGCGCAACGGGCAAGCGACGCTCAAGTTGGCGTCGCTGTTCCGCCTGTTTCAGAAGCGGAGTGCCGAGACGCTGAAAGTCGGAACGGACTGGGCGAAGGGTTGGCCGATCAAGTCGCTGGTCAAGATGATCGCAGCGCGTACGCACAAGGACATTCTGTTTGCCAGCGGTTCCGATTCGGGCAAGGTCGATCTCGGGATGGATGCGGTACAGCGCGCATCATCTTGGGGATCGGCTCCAGGGATCCTGACGACCGGTGAGCAGGCGACGCAGAAATGGATCCCGAAATGCTCGTGCGTGAACCTGTCTTATCCAAATCAAATCTGGTTCGGGTTCGCGTGCCCCGGCGCGCACACTTACGAAGACGCGGCTGTCTCGCTGTTCCACTTGGACACGGGGCAGTGGGACATCCCCTGGACCTACACAGACGTAGGCGGGTATCCGATCGCGATTGCGCAGGACACCACGAATGGCTACGTCTGGATGTGGTGTGTGTCGGACTGCTCGCCAACGGCCTATCAGTTCTATAATCTGGCGCTGGTGCGGATTACGTCTTCCACCACGAAGGACATCGTTCTGTCGGGTGCGTCCTACTGGCCGGGCCGGGAGACGCTGCGGAAAGGCTACAAGCCAGCATCGACGATCTACGCGGCGGGGCCAGACCAGACCAATGGCCGCAACTTCGGCGAGTCCATCATGGCTCCGTTTGCCCAGCGACTTGATGACCTTCTCATCGACATATTCCCCGGCACGGCACGCACTCCGGCCGGCACTGGATACGAGCAGGAGTACGTTCCCGCCAGTAACATCGGAGATGATTCCGGGGGCTACCTCTATCCCGGAGACGTGCAGGAGTATCCCGCTACCGTGCAAGGTGGAATCACGGCTCTGACCAATGCTACGGGGACGTTTGACGCGGGCGCATTCCGCTACTTCATGGGCACGCAGATGCACGCTCCATATCGAATTGTTCGCGGGGGCGTGCCGTACTGGTTCTGGATCGAGACGCTTGGCCTGAAATTCCGCCTTCGCCGATGTACCGAGGCATTTCCAACCGTTACCGCTTACCATCCATTGCTCACGCTGTTGGGGTCGGACGCTCTGTGGGCGAACCAGATCACCGCCTGGGGCGCAGCTCCCAACAGCGTCACTTCGGACACGGCAGACAAGGTCATCATGGCTGGCGTCAAATGGGACGAACGGACTGTGGCGTACAAGATATGGTCCGAGTCGTTCGTGACGTGTGCGTCGTTCCTGGCGACTGACGGCTCCAGCTCCAACTCCTCGTTTTCCATCACACTCGACAGCCCAGACGACAACACGACTCCCGACCAAGCCCGCGTCTGTGTGGGGATCTTCACTCCTCCGGGTGGGACCGATCCGGTGTCGGCGCAAGCGTCAACCTGCCAGTTCTCTGTGCTCACCCTGTTCAACCGCGCAAACCTACAACGTCCGTGTTATGGCATTGCCGTGGTGGTGTGCAACAGCGGCGTTGCAATCAACAAGAAACCTGGCGCGTGGTATGGCGACTCTGGGTATAAAGGCCCGGTGTCCACCATGCCGTTCGCGGGGTTTTCGCGGGCGTACACCGGAAGCGATGGAAACTACAGCGCCACGAGCTTCTATTTCACGGACCAGGCCACGGGCCAGGTGTGGCACTGCGATATCCGGGACACCGGATCAACCGCTCCAGTGTGGACGCTACTCAACAAGGGGCTCCAGATTCACAACTCGGAGTTTTGCCACGCGACTATCAACGGATGCACCACGAGGATCGATGACCTGTACGAGACGGTCGTCTGGGGACTGGCCCCGGGGCCGTCGCGGGACATTGTCACCGGATACCCTTTGCGCGACAACGTGTCTTCTTCATCGCGGCACGTTCCGGGGATATATCCGGTGGTGCAGTTGTCCCGCGTGATTGCCGACGCTATCGAGGTCGCGGACTTCTCCGGGATGATGGCATTCGACGCGCTCAAGGCGCTGCGGGAATGCGCCTATGACTACCGCCTGTATTTCACGGTGGACGGGTCTGGGAATGCGCTGCTCAACTTCGCGAAGCTCAGCGCGGCGACGCCGGAGTGCATCCTGTCTCCGCTCGATATGTCCCCGATCCCCGACGCGCTGGCCGATGTACCGTATGTCGGCATCGAATCGGGATGGACGCGAAAGCTCCTCGGGGTCAAGAACTCTGTGGACATCGTACCGTATGCGCTGACGGGCGCGGGTGAGTTTACCAGTGCCACGGTGAAGGCCGCAGGATCGACGTGGAACGGAGACTATCTGCTCAGTCTGTCCAGCGAGCGCCCGCTCCGGGTGGCGATCACCTGTCTGTTCGGGGGCGATGTGACCGCTCCCGAGGCTACGGACGCCGCGAACCGCCGGCCGATCCTTTGGACGTGGGAGCGGATGAAAGACACGGCGCACTGTTGGCTGGCGGCGGACACGACCGCCGCGGCGACCTACGTCTGGGTGTCGGGCCTCAACACCAAAGGAGGTTCTACCTACGCGGGCGACGTGTTGCTGGCGGTAGGCGATTACCTCAGCGTGGCGGGTGGAGACCAGGCTCTCATCACGGGATTTGGCTCGGTGGGCCTATCGTCCGGGGCCATCCAGGTACACCTAGCAAGCGCCGTGGGAGTGGACGCAAAGAAATACGGCGACGTAACGATTGAGCCGCACGAGTCACGAACGAGCGGGGTATCGAATGCGGGGGTGACGACGCTCACCGCCGCGTTCACGATCGCGAGCGGGACCACGATGGCAGTGGCTAGCTCCGCCGAGGTCTGCGTTGGGTCCGTGATCTGGGCTTATGGCCACGCCTGGGAAGTCACGAAGATTGTGAGTAACACACTCACGGTGTCGGAGCTGTTTGGGTACACGACATCCCCGGACGTAACGATCCCGGCGGGGACCAAGCTGGCGGTGCTCGTCTACACCAAAAAGCCGGGCGTCTTATACCAGGTCGGGAACACCGGAGTCCAGTTCGGGGTGTCGATCGAATCGGACGATGTGCATGCGCGGTGGGTATCGTCTGGTGACGGGGTGATCGTCACAGCAACCGGAATGCATCTCGCCGAGTGCAAGTCGGCGACGATCCGCGGGAGCAACGCGGACAGCATCGCCCGATATGGGAAGTGCGACGTAGGACCGATCAATAACCGCTTCGTGGACCTGCTTCGCGGGGAGCGACTCGCAGACAAGGTGCTCGAAGAGGCCTGGCCGAAGATCGAATTGTCGGGTGCGAAAATCCCGGCAATCTATCCCGACATCGTGAGTGGGTCCAAGGTCAACGTCACGGACCCGCGCATCGTGCCGACCGTCGCGGGAGCGGAGCAGACGGTGTCGTTCTACACGACGGGGATTCGATACAACCTAACCGATTGCACAAGCGAGGTGACGGAGCGCAGCGCCACGGCATCGACTTCGGGCAAGCGGGACGAGGTGGAAGACGCCGGATCGGGAATGCCGGCCGGAAGGAGCGGAGAAGAATGAAACGACTCATGGGCGGGGCGTGCCTGCTGGCTCTCATCGCCACCTATGCCCTGGCCACGGCTCCCGACTGGCAGGACCAGCGGTCACAGACGGTGCGCGAGGTGTGGCGGTTCCGGGACGCGGCGGGCGTGCTTACGGTCACGAATGGCTATCGAGCGTATGTGTCCGGGGCAGACTCGGCAGACGCGGAGAATCAAGCCGACTTCACGGCGATTCCCGCAGACTCCGCATACTACGTCAGCACCATGTGTACGGGCGCTCCGATGCGGTCGGGGCGCTATGATATCTACCTCATCAGCCCTGGCACGGACTCGCTGATTTACTCGTTCGCGTATCTCAACGGAACGGTCGCGGGCAAGTACGCGGTGGACGATACGTCGATGGCCGATGGAGTCGTGCTGTCGCGGCACGTCCTAGACCGATCGCTGGTCTCCGCCGACATCGACACCGGGGCCGTGACGAGCGTGGAGTTGGCGGACGATATCGTCCTCACGACGCTGGAGGTAACGGGACTCTCGACACTCGGGGCTGTGATTGCCGATACGGTTGTGGTGGACTCGCTGCGGGTAAAGACGGATGCGAAGATCGTGGGCGACATCGCCGCCGACTCCGTCACCGCCGCTCACGTCTACGCTACCACCATCGAGGCTCTGACCGGCGTAACCTCCGGGGCCGTGACCGCCGGTGAATTCAACGAAACGACCGGCCACTGGTGGGCGCACGCGGACAGTTCGTGGAGCGACATGGGGGCGTGGTACACGAACCGGTTCAAGATCGGGAGCGGTGAGGCTACCGACCGGCTCACAGTGGATGGGTCGCTGTCGGTGACTGGCACCGCGAGCACGGGCGCCCTTGGCGTCACGGGGCAGATCACGGCGAGCACGAAGATGGCGGCGGGAGACTCCGTCTGCGCCCACGGGGCGCTGATCACCGGTACCGCGAGTGCGGCGGGGTCGCTGGTGGTGTCGGATGGGTCGAGTAATACATTGACGCTGCAGACTTCGGCGATGTCCGCGAATGCCGCGCTTACATTGTTCACCTATCAGTACGTCGATACCGTGCTGCTAAGTACCTCCCGTCCAGGCGGCGCAGACAGGGAGATATCGAAGGGATGCCCCGGGTCGCTACCGGGTGACTTCGTGATCATGTCGGCAGAGGGGCAGATCGCGGGGACGTCGCTTGCGATCATCGATCTGGCTACGGGGGGGATCTCGGAGACCGCCGCGGACAGCATGTACGTCTTTTGGCCCTCGGCGGCGGACAACAAGATCCTTACTTACTTAGTGCTTCGCAGATGATGGAGGAACAATGGCTATTCTTCGCAATCTAACCGGGGAGACGGCCCGCTTCCTCAACGCGGCGGGTGAGATCGTGGTAACGCTGGAGCCGGACGAGGTCGTTGTGGCCCAGGAAGGATCCGAGACTGTCGCACAGTTCCAGGGTGTTGCCCTTCGCACACTCCACCCAGCGTCATTTACGAACCTCCCCGACGCCGTCGCCGGAACGGCTCTACTTGTGAAGCCGGGCATTGCGCTCATGCTGTGGGAACGCAGCCACGGCCGCACTGATGTCTATGAGCCGGAAGCCCCAATCGTTGTGGAAGGGCTTCTCTGCTACCGAGGGGCTCGGCGCTACATCGACTAGGAGGACCCCATGTCCAGGCTAGTGCTCATCGGATCCGTAATCATCGCCCTGTGGATCCTGTCCACGGCGGCGTCGGTGCGGGAGATGGAGAAGCCCCGACCGCCGTCGGCGATGGCGATCTTGATCTGTGACGTGTAGGGAGGTGAACGGTGGTCGGTGGACACATCACGGCGAGCAACATATCTCCGGCTGGGCTGCGGATCTCGTATTCCGCTCTGGCGATCATCGTGACGCTCGTTCTCGGGCTGGGTGGGATTGTCGGAAGCATACGCATGTCTGATCTCGGGGACATTGACCGATCGATCGCCTCGGTGCGAGCGGCTCAGATGACGGACGTACAGCGCATGGAACGTCGCCTTGAGCGGATCGAGGACAAGCTCGACCGGCTGGTGGAGCCATGACCTGCCGCAGCCTATCCCTCATCGACCCGGAGCTGCGTCACCGCTGGCACCTGGTGGATCGGGACTGGCGGCTGACGCAGCGGCGGAATCCCCGGCTCATCGTCACCGGGGCCTGGCGGACACGAGCGGAGCAAGAGGCGCTGTACGCTCGAGGACGCACGAGTCCGGGGGCCATCGTCACCAACGCCCCGCCCGGCACGTCGCTCCACGAGTACGGGCTCGCCCTGGACTTTGGGTTTGTTGACGACGTTCTCGGCAAGATGGACTGGGCAGAGTGTCGGTTCCACCAGCTCGGGGCGATCGCCGAGAAATACGGGCTGCGTTGGGGCGGGCGGTTCCAGACTCCCGACCTACCGCACGTCCAGGCCCCGTGCTCGTGGCAGCGGGCGCTCGCGGGCGAGACGGTGCAATGGCCGCCGCTGGGGGAGCCGAGGGCGTGACTCTCCGCGTCCTCATTGCGCTCGCTTGCACGGCCGGGGCGCTCGCCTACCAGCAGCCGCTCGTGCCCTGGCACCCGGACTACGCCACCACGCTCCACGATCGCCCGGCTTACGAGGCGATGGCCCACGGGGAGCTGACGGGCCACGGGCCCTACTCCCCGCGCGTGGGGGTGCCCCTGCTGGCGGGTGCCGCGCATCGGGACGGGGTGCCGCTGTGGGCGGCGTTCCTTGGGATCGCGGTCGCCGGGTCCATCGCGGCCGGGCTGCTGGTGGCGCAGATCGTCCTGGAGACCTCGGGCGCCGAGGGCAATCCGATCGCGGTGATGCTGGCGTTCTACGCGTCCGCGGCGCTCGTGATCCCGCAACTGACTGACTTCTGGACGGTGGACGCGGCTTCCCTGGCCCTGCTCCTCTGGGGCGCTCTGTGCGTCGTGCGGTGGGATCGCCGGGGGCTGCTCGTGGCGATGGTCGCGGGTGCGCTCGTGAAAGAAACGGCGCTGCTCCTGGTGCCGCTGGCCTACGGCTGGTGGGCGCGGCGGCTCGTGGACTGGCGCATCGCCCGCCGGGTCGCGCTGCTCTGCGCTCCGGGTGTGGCGGTGCTGGTCGCGCTGCGGCTGGCGACGGGGACCGGGGCGGATGCGCTGTGGTACAGCGTGGACCTCTCGCGGGAGTGGTACGCGGGCACGGACTCAGCCCGGCTGGCGGTGCATCTGCTGGCCGGTGGTGGCGTGCTGCTGCCGCTCGCGGTGATCGGGGCCCGGGCGCAGCGAGACCTCATCCCGCGGGTCGCTGCATTCCTGGTGTGCGTCGGGGCACAACTCCCGTTCGCGACTTCGCCCGAGCGAGTGCTGATTTACGGCGCGCCCGCGCTGGCGATTCTGGCGGGGGCGGTGCTGCTCCCACAACAAGAGGAGGACCCATGTTCAAGACGATGCTGATCACGGTCCTGAAGCCGATGCTCTACGCGGTGATCCCGCTGCTCATCGACTTCGGGATCCATCTGGTGCAACACATCGGGACCTACAAGCCGCAGGGCAGTTTCGAGGTCACGATCTGGGAAGGTGTCGGGCTCGCCGCCTGCGCCGGGCTGGTCAAACTCCTGGTCCGGCTCAAGAGCTGGAAGCCGGAGCTGGTAGGGAAGTGATCCTGCCGGTTTTGTGGCGGCCCAAGAGGGGCCGGGTTCTAACCGAGGGCCGGGCCTTCCACCTGGCAGTCGGCTGCCTGGTCCCGCTTGCCGTCCTGCTCCGAACTCTCCTGCACGCGCTGACCGCGGGGGTGGAACCGAAGGTTGCCCTGGAGCTCGCCTACAACCACTTCGGCTGGACGTGCGCCGGGATGGCCGCCGCGGCGATCGGATGGGAGATGATCACCCCAGCGCTTTCGGGGCCGATGGGCTGGGTCCACCGTTACGGCGACGTGATTGATCTGGTGGCGTTCCTGGCCGGGGTGACGATCTCCGGCCTACTCTGCGGGCTCCCGTAATCTGGCACGCTGGCTTTGCACCGGCCCGGCCTCGCGTGATCCGTCGATCGGGAGCCCGTTATTACTACACAGCAACAACTTACGCCGCCCTACGCCCGCGCCCCGGCAGCCACACCCGGACGGCACCCGTTGGAATTAGCCAGCCTAATACATAAAATCGTAAACAAATCGCTTGAATGGCAGCCAATGGCAGCCGATAATCTCCCACATGAGCACCACGCGAACGGTACGCATGACGATCCGGCTCACGCCAGCCGAGGCAAAGCTCATCCGAGCAGCCGCGCGGCGGGAGCATCGGTCCGCGGCCGGATGGGTGCGTGCTCGTGCTATCGATGGGGCTCGCCCGGCGTCAGAGTCGGGTGCCCCCACGGGGCTGGCGGTCGATACCGCGATCGCCAGCCCGCCAACCCGCCACTGAGCCTACCACGCTCGCGCGGTATCGCGGGCGATGGAGGGCACCATGTCTCAGACCGAGACCGCCGCAGACGAGGCAATCCGCCCGTTGCGACTCCATGACCGACCACCCGACCGGCTGCGCACCATCACGTCGATGCTCGCGGATGCGCTCGAGGAAGCACGCCGCGAGGGTGACGAGGCAGCCAACGCCAGTGGTGAGGAGTCCTACATCATCGCGGCCTGCTCGCTGGTCGGACTGCGCTCCACCGTCGCGGCCTGTATCACGCTCCTGCAACGGGAGTGTGGGCGATGACCGCCCGCGACTGGTGCGACGTGGGATGCCTCGCGCTGCTGCTGTTCCTGGCGATTCACGCGCGGCCCGCGGGCCCGTGCCGGTGGAGGTGGCGATGAGAGAGCGAAAAATACTCGCCTGGCATTTCGTCCGTAAGGACCGACGCGCGGCGCACGACGGGATGCTGATTGAGCCCGGCTACGTCTACACCACGGACGAGCCGCGCATCGTCCCGTGCGAGTCGGGGCTGCACTCATCGGTGCATCCGCTCGACGCACTGAAATACGCGCCCGGCCCGGTGCTCTGCCGAGTGTGTCTGTGGGGCGAGATCGTGAAGCACGGCGATCCAATCGACAAAATCGCCGCGCGGCACCGCGAGGTGATATGGATGCGGGACATCTCACCGGAGCTGCGACTGTTCGCCTGCTGGTGCGTGAGGCAGATATGGCACCTACTGACGGACGAGCGGTCTCGTACCGCTGTAGAGGTAGCGGAGCGATTTGCGCGCGGGGAAGCTACGCGAGAAGAGATGACCGCCGCCTGGGTCGCCGCCTGGGACGCCGCCTGGGCCGCCGCCGGGGTCGCCGCCGGGGTCGCCGCCAGGGACGCCGCCAGGGCCGCCGCCGGGGACGCCGCCGGGGCCGCCGCCTGGGTCGCCGCCTGGGACGCCGCCTGGGCCGCCGCCTGGGCCGCCGCCGGGGACGCCGCCTGGGACGCCGCCGGGGCCGCCGCCTGGGCCGCCGCCGGGGCCGCCGCCAGGGACGCGCAACGCGCGATGTTTGCGCGGGTGGTCACGAGGATCACGCCATGACCAAGTACGACCTAGACCTCTCCCGCGTGCCCGAGGGCGGCGCGCCGATGACGGAGCCGGACCCGATGGAGGGGATTTGCGCCGTCTGTGACGACTGGGCTCACGTCGAGGAATTTGCGGGAATGGATCTCGGCCCGATCTGTCGGGCGTGCTGGGGCGACAAGTTTCCAGGGGTGCCGTACGGGGAGTCTGACGAGTAACAACGAACGGAGGGGAATGATGAAAGAGTTTGACAAGTTGACGAGGGACGAACTGGCCGCTTTGACAGACGACCAGATCCAGAGGTACATCGACCTTGCGATGGCGGAAGAGGGCATCCGTCCGGTTGTCTTCCCGACCGAGGTAGACACCCCGAAAATCAGCCTAGTGGCATCTGACACCGCCTACGAGGTGTTCGGTCTGTACTTTCGTAACAAGGACGATGCCGACCTGCTCGCCGGGATGGACGTGCTCGACGACAACTACGACTACAACGTGAGCTACGAGCACAAATGGCTGGCAAAGCATCCGGGGGGAACCGTCCAGACCAAGAAGTTCTACCTCCAATCCGAGGTGAGGGCGATCTCGACGGAGTTGAAGGATGCGAAGCGGCTGAAGGAAGTCTACGACAAGCAGAAGAAGGAGTACGACAGCTTCAACAGCGCGACGAGCAGCCTGCGCTCCGAAATCTGGGGCAAGGTTCACGAGGCGCGGGATCGGGTCGCCGAGGTTGCCGCCGCCCGCGAAGCGTTCGATCGGTACAGGGAGCTTGCGGACGGCAACGCGGACATCGCCGAACGGTTCTTCCGCAAGGCGTACGGGTTGGATGATGGTCTGGTCGCGGAAGTTCTGGGATTGGTCGTGATCGCACCGGAGACCATCGAGTAGATCACAGGCGCTCGGCCCGGCCTTGATCCCCGGCCGCGAACCGCCAACACGCCGCCCTGGTGCCAGGCCGAGACTGGGGCGGCAACGAAAGATGGGAAGATGCAATCACTCACCCACTCGCAAGCATCCTGTTTCCGCTCCTGCCCTCGCAAGCACCAAATCGCTTACGAGTTCGGCATTCGCCCGGAGCAAGAGTCGTTTCCGCTTCGCGTCGGGTCCGCGTTCCATGCCGCGCAGGAGGCGGCCGATCGTGGCCTTGATGTCAACGAGGCGATGAGCGCCATTGTCTGCGACCCGTTCGATTTGGCGATGGTCGCGGCGATGTTCAACGGGCACACCCTGCGCTACGCGGGGTCGAATCTAGAGGTCGTCGCCACCGAACTGGAGTTCGAGCTACCGTTGCGCAACCCGGCGACCGGCGCGCCGTCTACAGTCTGGACGTTCGCTGGAAAGATCGATCGCATCGTGCGCCTGGAGGATGGTCGCCTCGCGCTCAAAGAGTACAAGACCACGAGCCGAGACTTTGCGCCCGGCGCGGACTACTGGCTCAAGCTCCACATGGATCAGCAGCTCAGCCTCTACGTCATCGCGGCGCGGCAACTCGGCTACAACATCGAGACCATCCTCTACGACGTAACGCGCCGTCCCGGACTGCGACCGTACAAGGCCACGCCGATCGAGGCGCGGAAGTACGTCCAGAAGACGGGCGCACTCTACGCTAACCAGCGCGAGTGTGACGAGACGCCCGAGGAGTACGCAGAGCGGGTCGCGACGGATATCGCTGAGCGCCCGGACTACTACTACGCCCGCATCGAGATTGCCCGGTTGGACCAGGATCTTGAGGCGTGCGCTGACGAGCTGTGGCAGCAGCAGCTTGCCATCCGCCAGATGCAGCGCAGCGGGAAGTGGTATCGCAACCCCGGCTCGTGCTTTGAGCCGTACCGGTGCGAGTACCTGTCGATCTGCCAGAACACGGACCTTGCCGAGCGGACCCCTTCGGGGTTCCTCCGCTCCGACAACCTACACCCGGAATTGGCCGGGATCACCACGGACGAGGGTTAGCTCGTCCACGCCCGCCCGGGGCAAGCCGGGCAAGGAGGGACTCCATGAACGCACCACCGCTGAAAATGCCACCGCCTGCGAAGAACGGGGCACCAGCACCTACCACCGCCGCGCGTGAGTTCGCGATCACAAGCGGGCGCATCTCGGGACCGCAGCGAATCGTGATCTACGGGCCGGGGGGAATCGGCAAGTCAACGCTCGCTTCTCTCGCACCGAAGCCTGTCTTTCTCGACGTGGAACACGGCACGCACGAGTTCGACGTTTGCCGCGCGGGGGACATCGAGACCTTCGCGGATCTCCGTGCGGTGCTCCAGTCGCGCGCACTGGACGGGTTTCAGACGGTTGTGATTGACACCATGACCAAGGCTGAAGAGATGGCTGTTGCGCACACGCTGAAGACCGTGCCGCACGAAAAGGGCCAGTTCGTTACGAGCATCGAAGGCTACGGATTCGGCAAGGGCCTGCAACACGTCTACGATACGATGATCCTTTTGTTGGCGGATCTCGACTCGCAGGTTCGCCGTGGGCGCAACGTGATTCTGCTGTGCCACGATTGCACGGCGGACGTGCCGAACCCCGTGGGTGACGACTTCATTCGCTACGAGCCGCACCTTCAGGCGCCCAAGTCGGGCAAGGCGTCCACGCGCAACCGCGTGATCCAGTGGGCCGACCACGTTCTGTTCCTGGGCTATGACGTGATCGCGAAGGACGGCAAGGGGCGCGGCGCAGGAACGAGGACCATCTTCACGGACGAGCTGCCCGACCACATCGCCAAGAGCCGCAGCGTCCACGCGACCCTACCGTTCACGAGCCCCGAAGACGGGGCGATCTGGGATCTCATCTTTCCGAATGGGGGTGTGAAATGAACCGACTCGACAGGCCCGGCGTGTTCAAGGCGCGGCCGGTGGCGATGGGTCTGAAGAACGGCAGCGAGGGCAGCAAGTCGGCTGCGGTCTGGATCGAGTTCCAGATCGAGGCCCAACTCGACGGAACCGAATGGACCTCCTGGGCCGAGTACGAAGACCACTCGATCATCGGTGACTTCTGGATCATCAAGAAAGACGGCTCAATCAACCAACCGACCGTCGCCCGGCTCGCCGAGGTGCTCGATTGGGACGGCAACCCGGACACGATCTGCGGCAACCCGCCGGACATTCCCGTGCAGATCACGGTGGGCGAGGAGACCTACAACGGCCAGACCCGGCTCAAGGTGCAATGGCTCAATCCGGTGGACTACCAGGGCGGCGTTGCCAGCGCGACACCCGAGCAAGTGAAGCAGATCAACGCGCAGTTCGGGTCGCTGTTGCGGGCAGCGGCCGGCGCGGCGAGGAAGACGAAGACGACGGCACCGAAAGGCAAGCCGCCGGCAAAGACTGCACCGAAGACGGAACCGGTGACGGCACAGGCAGCGATCCCCTACGAAGGGCAGTTTGATCCCGACGATCCGAACAACGACGGCGGGGCGTCGCAGAAGTAGCGCATTCCCGGCCCCGGCGTGCTGGCGGTAGGAATTCACGCGGCACACGGCAGACGGCCGATGGTCGCAGGTGCCACCCCGGGGCCGGGTGTTTACACAGGAGGGACACGAGATGACCGAAGGAACGAGGAAGCGGATGACGCTGCTGGAGCAGGCTACGGTGACGCAATGGATGACGGAGAACGCGGACACGGTGAGTACCTGGAACCCGGACGACCTGGCATACCGCATCAAGGCCAACACGGGCGTCACGCTCACCCCCGCGTCCGCTGCGCGGCACCGGAAGGGATGCGGGCTTGCCCCGGAGAAGCCCGCGCGCAAGGAGCGTCCGGCACGGGTGAACGTAGACACGCGGTTGGTCGCCATCGAGCAACGGCTCTGCGACATTGAGCAGTTGCTCATCGCGAAGAAGGCGACGAAGAAATAGTCGAGCATGTCGGGGCGGGTGCCTGCGAGCGCACTCAGGCGGCAATTGGGCGATCTTGTGGGGCGTCGCCAGCCCGCCCCGGCAGAACAGAGGAGGGGGATCGGAATGAGAGGGAACGAAGAGGCTGATCACGTCCTGGGGCTGGCGGGAGAGATCAACCGCCAGGACGCGGAACTGGCCAAGGTGAGAGCCGAGAACAAGCGGCTGAAAGAATTCCGCACGGAAGCAAACGCGAAGATCCGATCCATGCGAGAAGAGAGGGAGTCACTGCTCGGCAAGAATGCCACCCTCCGCTCCGAAAACGAGCGGCTGCGTCACCTCTACGCCGATCTGGCAGCGAGGTCGTGGGAGATCTGGCGGCGAACGTGGACGGACACGAGGGGATCGTGAAGAGGGTGGGGGAGCTACGCGCCGAGAACGAACGGATGCGGGGTGTTGCCGAAGACCTCCAGTCTGACAAGGCAGCACTTGCCTATGTGAACTCCCAACTCCGCGCCCGCGTGGCGGCGCTGGAGGAAGCCGCCGAGTGGGCTGCCGAGTTCGTGGAGTGTCTCTACACGGAGAAGAAGATCCTGCGCGGACCGTGGTGTAGGAGCGGGATGGAGTGCGTTGAGAAGTTGCGCGCCGCCTGCCCGCCGCCCGAGACGGGGGAGTGCGAGACGAAGGAGAAAGGGGAAAGCGATGCAAGTGCCTGAATTCCTAGAATCGCGTGCGGCGGAATTGATGGCGGTGGAGTTTGATGGCGCGGACAAGCGGCGAAACTGGGTGGTCGTGCTTGGCCTAACTCCACGTCTCGACGGGGATCAATTCTGCTTTCTGTGGGGCAAGGATCTGCAAAGCGGTGTGGCTGGATTCGGAGCGACGCCAAGAGAAGCGATGCTTGCCTTTGACTCAGCGATGTACGCCAAGGCACCCGCCTGCCACGGCACGGGGACGAAGGAGGTCGCAGATGCAAGTTCCTAAGCCATACGACTACACCACGTCGGATCTCTACAAGGCAGGCGTCCGCGCTTTCGAGTGGGGCACGCTCTTGATGAATCCAGAGACGGACCTTCGGCAGATAGCCGACTTCGCCTGCAAATGGGGCGACACCGTCACGGCGCATCTGCTACTCGAACGGCGCAAGGAAATGCTAACGCCGAGCACCGAGAAGGAGGCCGCCGATGAGTGAAGCCATGCGCGAGATCGAGCGCGAGATCAATGCTTTGCGGCAAAGGTCTCTACAGGAATTGCTTGCTCGATGCACAGCGGAGCAACAAGCGTTCTTCTACCGGCTGTACCCAAGTGGCCCCAGCGAGAAACAGTTCGCGAATGCCATCGACCAGATAGAACGCACGATCGCGAAGAACGAGCGTCTGCCGCCCGAGACGGGGGAGTGCGAAACGTGCGGGGGAAAGAGAGAGGTGCAGATTGGAGACGGCTATTCGATCGACGGGTGCCCACGGTGTGAGCCAAGAGAGGAGACGAAGGAGGCCGCCGATGCCTGAGCGATGGCACTACAGCGTCAACCCCGAAGATGCTTTTACGCTCATACGATTCTGCGTAGAATGTACCTCTCCCTACTACCACGAGAACGGACAGTGGCTCCTATACCCGGAGTGGACCGGCTGCCCCTCCTGCCGGCCGGCCGAGAAGGGTCCGACCGTGACCTTGACCTGCGACACTTCCGATCTGCGCCAAGGGATGAAGCTCGCGGACCTGCAATTGGAGAACATGGAGCTGCGCGACAAGCTCGCGACGGCGCAGCGGGAACTATCCCTCACGCACCGCAAGCTCGAAGACACCGAGCACCACAGCATGGTCGAGCGGGACCGACTCACCCGCGAGGTCGCCCGCCTGACGCTGCGCTACACCAGCGAGCCGCCGAAGGTGCCGGGGGATTACCTGCGGAAGAAAGAGGGATACAGCATGCCGCAGATAGAACGAGTCTCTCAGTGGCAAATCGGCAGGGACTGGCACCACTCCCAGTGGTGCGGCCCGCTCACCATCGCCGAGCCCGAGACGGGGGGTGCCACATGAGGTGCCCACGCTGCGATCGGTACTCGTGCTCCTGCAGAGATTACGAGTTGCGGCACTACATTGACGAGCACCGATGGGACGACAGTCGCGACAATGTCCGGGATGCACAGCGAGTTCTAGATGATCGGCGCTACGAAGAACGGAGACGCGAAGAACGAGAGGAAGAAGAAGCCGCGCAACGTCGAGAAGCCGAGCGCATCCGGCAACGCCAGCAAGAAGACGCATGGGCTGAGGAACGAGAAGCGGAATGCATACGCCAAGAAGAGCAGGAACAAGAGATGGAAGCGGGTGTCGCAGAAGAACCAGATACGGGGGGTGGGAAGTGATCGCGCCGAAGAAGCCGAAGCCATGCCCCGGCAAGATGACCCTCAAGTCCCCGCGCCGCGGGTGGATTTACGTCCACGCTCGTTGCGATACGTGCGGAACCGTCGATGCCAGGGCAGAAGAGGGAGATCCATGCCGCGCAGTGGTGAAGCCATGACCCGCTCCCGTATCATCCCGACGCTGCTCTGGGCCGTGGTTGGGGGCTTCATTGGCATGGGAGTTGTTTGTTTCGGCTGGATAAAGATGCTAGCCGTGCTGGGTGTGTTCATCGCCGTGACGGTACTCGTCTACATCGGTATGTGGCTGGCGGTACGGACATGACCCGCGCCGCGCTGAGGGAGATGGTGGTGAAGGCGGGTAGGTCCACACGTCTTGGCCAGAACTACCGCAAAGCCAAGCGAGGGGACGTCCCGTGTTTGGCGTGTGAATGGTACTCACAATATTATCGGCGTTGCGGGATCTCGATCGGATTCAACAAGAATGTTTATGCACCAGTGGTTGCAAAGAAGAACACATGCGACGCCGCATTGGTCCGGGTGAGCCGATGACCCGCGCTGCGCTCGGATTGTTCGGGATGAAAGTCGAGTTGCTGTACACCGAGGTCTGGGTGTGTGGTGGCTGTGGGCGGTGGGCGTACCGTTGTCTGAAGATCGAGTCTGGTAGTTACGGACCGGACTGGTCGTGTGAGAAATGCGGTTGTACCTCGGTCAGACTTCGCGGGCCGGGAAGGCCGATCGGCCCCAAATGCCTGGCGTTTCGAAGAGAGGTAGAGAACTTCTCCGCATTTGTCGTGGTGTCGGGGCTCGGTCGGCGGGACATGTTTCAGTACGCCCGCATGGCCGAAGGTGTCGAGTGACCCGCGCCGCGCTCGCGTGTGCTCTGGACTGGCACGAATGGAGAGAGGTCGATACATACACAGTCGATAGCGACGGAAGGGAACACCTGCATCTGTGGATTGTCTTCTGTCGCCGATGCGGTCGAATCAAGATCAGCGATCTGGAGTTTATGAGATGATGACCCGTCTCGTCTTCGCTCTCTGCCTGCTCCTGGCGTGGCCGTCCCACGCCGGGAACAACCCGATGACGACCAGCTACGTCACCGGCCTCAAGCCCGGTGTCTACGCGGTGTGGGTCGGCACTGGGTATCCCCGGCTGACGTGGGTCAACGGCGTCTATCGACTGCGCACGCCCGCGCCGGTGGCACCGGCGACGGTGCGGGTCAGGTTTCAGAGGATCTTCTAACAAGTGGAGGTGGCTTGTGAGTCTTGACGTGTACCTGCGGGATGGAACGCGGCACCCGGCGACGGGGTCCGGCATCTTCATTCGCGAGGCCGGACGGACCCGAGAAATCAGCCGTGAGGAGTGGGACCAAAAGCACCCCGGATGCGAGCCGGCAGTTGCCAGTGGATTGAAAGAGGAGGATGCGTATAGCGACAACATCACGCACAACCTCGGCACGATGGCCGAAGCCGCGGGGATCTACAAGCACCTTTGGCGGCCGGAGGATATCGGAATCACGACGGCGCGACAACTGATCGAGCCGCTTCGGGCTGGCCTGGAGCTACTTCGCAGCGACCCCGAACGCTTCAAGAAGCTCAACCCGGCTAATGGATGGGGAGATTATGAGGGCTTGGTCGAATTCGTTGAGCGTTACCTGCTGGCGTGCGAAACGTTTCCCGAAGCTGATGTGCATGCGTCGAGGTGATAGCACCAGCACCACGGCCACGGTGCGGGTGCGCAGGGTGTGGCCGTGACAGGAGGGATCAATGGGACTCGACTGCTCACATGATGCGTGGCACGGAGCGTACTCGGCATTCATGCGGTGGAGGAGAAAGCTTGCCGAGGTCGCTGGCCTGCCACCGCTGGACCTGATGGATGGGTTCTTTGATGGGGAAGAGTACGGCACGCTGTATTTCGGGCAGAAACCGCTCGGTGATGTGTGGAAAAGCAAGCGCGAAGACCTGGAGCAAACATTGCCGATTTCGTGGGACTGCTTGAAGCCGAGCGCATTGCACGAACTTCTCAACCACTCCGATTGTGACGGACAGATCGAATCGTCGCGATGTGGGCCGATTGCCGATGCGCTAGAGGCACTGCTGCCATTGCTTCCATCTGGAGACGCGACAGGCCACATCGGGAACTGGCGCGACAAGACGGCGGCGTTTGTTAGTGGGCTCCGATTGGCAGCGGAACGTAATGAACCGTTGACGTTCGGATAGTAGGGTGTGGCCGTGGTAAGGAGGGGATGATGACCCGACAAGAGCAGATGGACTCAAAGACTGTGAAGAGTCCTGGGTGCTGGAAGTGGATCGGGGGGAAGAATCGCCACAACGGAAAAGGAAGGGTATGGGACCCAGATAGGCGCAAGCACGTTTCTGCACCTAGGGCTGCCTGGGAAATCAACCATGGCCCCATCCCAGAAGGGATGTACGTCTGCCACCACTGCGACAACCCGAACTGTGTCCGTCCAAGTCACCTGTTCCTTGGAACACCGTCCGACAACATGCAGGACGCAATCCGCAAGGGAAGGCTGTGGCAGCCGGACACTAGGGGAGAGCGCCACGGAGGAAGAGTACTCACAGCCGCCATGGTCATCAACATGCGTCGAATGCATCGTGGAGGACTGTCTTGTGCCAAGATAAGCCGTCACTTGGGAATCAAACTTGGAACTGTGTATAACGCCGTAAGTGGGAGAAGGTGGGCATCTATCAGAGACACCGCCGCCATGGCCAAGCTGCGGGAGGTGCAGCCATGATCCGCCGCTGGTGGCGCTCCATTCGCGCCAACTCCCCCGAGGCGCTCCGCCGGGATCTGCGGAACGTGCTGGCGGAGCTGACCGAGCTGGACACCGAGCGGGACCGACTCGCGGAACGTCGAGACCGGTTGACGATCGAGCTGGCGGCGATGGAAACACCGCGGAAACAGCGGGGAAACGTTGTGCAGTTATACAGGGGGAGGGGATAATGCGTTGGCCACTGATGCTACGAAAGACGCACGAGGCGAAGCGGAGAGAGTGGATCGAAGAGCGGGCCTATGTGTCACGGGCGCACAAGAAAGACTTGGATGGCGTAGCCGAGACCGCGCGAAGCCTAGTCCATAAGCTGTCCCGCGTCACGTTCGATCGATCTGGTGATCGGTACCGGATCATCATCGACATGGACGATCGGATGATGAGCGCGGTGTCCGAATCGCGGGGTGATCTGAGCATGGTTGCCGACATGATTGCGAGCCAAGTGAGGAACGAGATCGCTTCTTCACGATTCGTCGCGTCCGCACGCCAGGCAGAGATCCAACGAATGGACTCAGCCTACGATCAACACTTCGGCGCTAAGCCATGATGTCCCGAAAGCGCTGTACCCACTGCGACGTGATCCGGGATCGCTCCAGCTTCCTGCTGCGCGGGCGCGTCCTTCGTACCTGCTCCGTCTGCCGGCGGCAGGACCACGATCGGCGCTGCGGGATCTCTCGGACGCGCGTGCCCAAGCCTCCACCACCGCCCACGGTCCGCGTCACCATTATCGATCACCCCAGGGGTTATCACCCGGAGTCCTACCACGACGCCCGAGACCTATACGATGCCACCCACGCTGAGGCCACAGCCCGCCGTTGGATGATCGGAGCGGACCCGCGCGTCAACTGGTGCGTGGTTCACGAGCATGCGGCACGCATGGACTGTGACGACTGCATCCTAGAGGCCGCCGCTTGGCAGTCAGCACGAAAGCACGCGCAAACACTGGCGAAACTGAGCGTCGTTGCACAGACGCCAGAGCCGGACGAGGTCAACCCGATGCCGTCGGGATGGAGCGGGCATCGGCCTGAGACGGGATGGAGACCGTGGAAAGTAGCGCAGCCGGAGCCGGAACTGCTGGTTTACAGGAGGGATTGGACGTGAGGAGGACAGATGGCCGATGAAGACAACGACGCGAAGGAATCGGAAGCTGCGCCGAAGGAAGCGGCGGGAGCTGCGATCGGGGAAGAAGGATGTGCGGCACACGCTCCGGGGAGGCCGGACGGGGAACGTATACACTCGGACCTTGCGCGCAAGCCGTACGACTGGCCGTGGTTCTACTTCGCTTGCACCGGACCAGAAGATCACACCGTCCACCGGATGTGCAAAGCGTGCTCACGAGTAGACGACGGAGGATTGCACGGCTGGAAGATCAACGACGATGACGTTTACTGCTCGGAGTGTACTCAGTCGCCCGGCACGAGCCGGAGCTGACGGTGTGGAGGGAGTAGGGATGGAAGACGTCGCCGGGAAGTACATGCGCCTATGCATGGTATGCCACGAGCACAAACATCCTCGGGAGTTTCGGTTTCGAGAGCGTCGCTTCCTTACGTGTAGAAATTGCAGAGACAAGAAGCGCAAGCGCATGGCGGGTGCCAAGTGGAGAGCCTCTTGTCCAGACTACTTGCGAGAGTATTGGGCCAAGAACGGAGACAAGTACAACAGAGCCAGGAAAGAGAAGCGTGCTGCGGCCAAGGCTGGTATGGCATGACCCGCCTCCCCTCCTCCCAAGTCCGCGCCGCCCTCTGTGCCCAAGGCGCCCTCCCCGAGCAGGTCGATGCGCTGCTGGGTACACCACGAGCGCCGAGGCGCAAGGGCCCGACACCGGAGTCAACGGTACTCCGCGACGTGCTTCACGCGCTGCGCCTGCATCCGCGGGTCGCGTGGGTCCACCGCATGAACGTCGGTGCACAACGGATCGGGGAACGGTACGTCACGTTCGGGTTCACCGGCTGCGCGGACATCCTCGGGCAGCTCCGGGACGGGCGGTTCCTGGCGGTGGAGTGCAAGGCGCCGAATCGGGGCAGCGCCACGGCAGAGCAGGCGGAGTTTCTGCGGCTGGTCGCCAGCAACGGGGGCGTGGCCATTCTCGCTCGGTGCGTCGCGGACATCTACACGGGGGATCTCGCGCTATAGACCACGGAGGATAGGTGACGGAACACCTGGACACCCAGCGAAAACTCATCGGCGGTCTGATCTACCGCCCGGACCTACTCGCGATCGTCCGGCCAATCCTCAACGGTGGGGATTCTCTGGACCCGGTGTTCCGTGCCCTCTACGGGAACCTCCGAGAGACGGACGCGGAGAACGACACCCGCACCGCCTACGCCCGGTTCGGCGAAGACGGGGCGAAGCTCCTGCGGGCGATATCCGAGTCGGGTCCGGCCTCGTTCATTCAGGACCTCGCGGAAGAGGGCTACGGGCAGCACGCGACCTCGATCGAGCACCTCGCCCGGCAGATCCGGGAGCGGCACCGGGCCCGGGCGGCGGCGTCCATCCTTCGGGCCGCGGCCAAGCAGATCGAGGAGGCCCCGGACCGACTCGATGACGCGGTGGCCGACGCCAAC